CGTTTCCAGTTCGGTTTCGAGTTCTACTGCCGGATTAACAACAGCAAGTCCAGCCATTACAAAAGCTGCTGAAGCGACTCAAAAGGCCGCAATTGGTGTTAGTAACTTTAATGCTGGTTCTTTCCGTATGGCTGAAGCTAGAGAAGTCAATGTCTATGTATCAGCACCAAGCGCTATCGACAAAGAAGGATTTACAAGAGCTGTGGTCGATGCTTTGAATGAGAGCCAATCGCGGTTAGGCGGTGGCGCTAGCCAGTTCGACCAAATTCCAGTATGACCCTTTGGAATCCTGTTTATCGCGTTCAAGTGAATGGTGTTACAGCTACTTCAGCGACCCTTGCCGGTTTAACTATTACTTCAGGCCGAACAGATATTTATTCGCAGCCCATTGCTGGTTATTGCAATTTAAGCCTTATTGAAACCAATGAATCAGAAATTGTTTATGAAATCAATGATGCGGTTACTGTTCAAGTCAAAGATACTTCGGGCAATTATGTAACGCTTTTTGGCGGTTTTATTACCGACCTAACAATTATTGTGCAAACTTCCGGATCAACGGCACTTAGCCAACGAATTAATATCATTGCCGTCGGAGCCTTAGCCAGATTGGTCAGATCAATTTATGTCGGCAATCTAGCGTCAGACAATGAAGGTGATCAAATTTATGAAATTCTACAATCCACACTTTTAGGTCGGTGGAATGAAGTACCAGCCGCGACGACCTGGAATACTTACACACCGACGACTACTTGGCAAAATGCCGAGAATAGCGGTTTGGGAACTATCGACCGTCCCGGTAATTACACTTTAGATTCACAAAATAACCTGAACAATACGGTCTATGAAATCGTTGCCGGTTTAGCAACCTCCGGACTTGGTTATCTGTTCGAGGATGCTGAAGGTCGAATTAATTATGCGGATTCCACCCACAGAGCCGACTATTGGGGCAACAATGGATTCGTTGAGTTAGATGGAAATCACGCATTTGGACCGGGCTTACAAATCACCAAAAGAGCCGGTGATGTGAGAAATAAAGTGACGATTTCTTACACAAGCTCAGGCAATTCAACGCATACGGAAGAAGACGCCAATTCCATTGAGAATTATGGGCAACTGGCAACAACAATTGCGACAACCTTAAAGAATCAAGCTGACGCCGAAGAACAAGCGCTGTTTTATTTAGCGCTTAGGGCTGACCCTAATTATTCAATGCGCCAAATATCATTTCCCATTGGCTCAACCGAAATAGACAACAGCGATCGCGACAACTTGCTAAATGTATTTATGGGGTTGCCATTAAGAATTACAAATCTGCCGACCAATATGGTCGACGGCCAATTTGAAGGATTCGTTGAGGGATGGACTTGGCGAGCCGGATACAACAGTCTCCAGCTTGATTTAAATATTTCGCCCTTTGCCTTTTCCATTCAGACCTACCAATGGCAGGATGTAAATCCCGCTGAAACTTGGAACACCCTATCCGCCACCCTGACTTGGGAAGACGCTACAATCGTCGCCTAAAGGAGCCCTATGCCAACAACAAGTAACTTCGGCTGGACAACCCCAGCTGATACCGATTATGTCAAAGATGGTGCGCTTGCGATCCGCACTCTTGGAAATGGAATCGACACCTCGTTAGTCGATTTAAAAGGTGGCACAAGCGGCCAATATTTGGTAAAAAATTCAAATACCGATTTGGATTTTACTTGGACGACCAACACAGCTGACATTGACGGCATTACAGCGACTTCTCCTTTAACGGGTGGCGGTACTTCCGGAACAATTACAGTCGGAATACAAGACGGAACAACAGCTCAAAAAGGCGCGGTTCAATTAGAAGATTCAACCTCGAGTACCTCGACTACGAAAGCGGCGACTCCAAACAGCGTTAAATCGGCTTATGATTTAGCAGATGGCGCAATCGCCAAATCTTTAGTTGATGCTAAAGGCGATTTAATAGTTGGAACAGCAGATAATACGGTTGCAAGATTGGCCGTTGGCGCAACAAACGGACATATTCTTACGATTGACTCAAGCACAAGTACCGGCCTAAAATGGGCGGCAGCTGCAGCGGGAGCGAGTGGTTTTACTTTTATTAGTCGTAATACCTTTAGCAATGTCGCAACAGTCGATATTGATCCTTTTAACGATACTTACGAGACCTATCTAATGATTATTGAAAATATATCAGCAGCCAATACAACGGATGATATTTTAATTAGAGGCCGTTACGGAAGCACCGTTCACACCGGCAACGATTATTATGCTGCCAATGCTTATATTAAATATGATACAACCGCTTGGACTTGGATAAATTCAAATGGAATTAGCTCTTTTACAGTAATCCCACAGACCAACGCATCGTATCAAGCACAAGCCGCAATCTATTTCAACAATGTTGGAGATGCGTCCAAGTATTTTGGTATGTATGGTCAATGGAGCACTCGCGAGGGAATGCTCGGCGGACAAATTGCTGGTGAAATCTTTAGTCAACAAACTTGGGGCGGAATTAGACTTTTGAGTTCTGGTGGCAATATCACAGGAGAAGTTACCTTCTACGGATTGGCAAAGGCATAAGATGACACTCAATGAAATAATTGCAGAAATGAAAGCAGCGAATCCAACTTTGCGCAAAGGTTCGGAAGAAATCGGTTATGAGCAATTAACGGCTGAAGAATATGACGCGACAATTGCTGAATGGGCTAACAATCGTTTTACTAAATTGAAAAAGGTAGAAACTGAAGCCCAAGCACTTGCTGAAGCCGAACAAAAGAAGAGCGCGGCAGCGGCCAAACTTGAGGCATTGGGTCTTGATATTGACGATTTGAAAGCTCTTGGCCTTGCCTAAATTATGCAAGGCTGGCGTTCAATTAAGGGAGCAGATTGACGATGACTATCCGAACAGAAGTCGCAAAAGCGATGGTTGGATTGGCGACGCTAGGCACTCAGCTCGTAAATCGGATCACAACCCTACTGAAGACGGAATCGTTAGGGCGATCGATATTACAAGCGATTTGGGAAGTCATCCGGAAGAAGCCCACTCGGTCGTAGAAAAGATTCGCAAATGCGCCAAGCGAGGCGATAAGCGAATTTCTTATTTGATTTTTGACGGGCGCATTTGCTCATCTATGTTAAATTGGAAGTGGCGCAAATACAAGGGTATCAATCCTCATCGTTCGCATTTCCATATTAGCTTTACAAGTCTCGGGGACAACGACGGGTCTTGGTTTGACCTAGAAGGAGAACGAAATGTCAAGCGATCTAAAAAAGGCGGCGGAAAGCTGGCTAAAGACATTCATAGCGACAGCGCTAGCGACCTACCTAGCGGTGGGATTAGACATCGAGGCGATTGCCAATGCCGCTGTGGTCAGCGTAATTCCATCGATAATCAACTGGCTTAACCCTAATTACGAGCGATACGGAAAAGTCCGGTAATGGAAGCCAACGCGATAGCCGGTTTTGTAGCCTCGGTCTTAGGATCGATTGGCCTACTCATAGCCGGTTTACGCTACATAATAAAACTTGAAAACCTTCCGCTGATTTCGCGACTGGACAAGTTAGAATCGACCCTTGAATCAGCTTTGAGGGAAAGGGTCGTAAGTGCCAAAAAAGCGCGTCGCTAAAAAGAAACCAGTCAAGCGCCGTCGCACAGTCAAAGAGCTTCCAACAAAGCTTGATTACTGGGCCATTGCAGCGCAAGAGATTTACAAGTCTTGTCGCAATGCTGGAATGGATGAAGGCACAGCTCTTGCTTTTGCTATGGATCGTAGTTCTTGGCCCGATTGGGTAATTGACGCTGACGACCCAATTCGAAAAATCGGCTGGGAAGACGGCGAAGAGGACATTTGACCTACTTCCGGGAAGTCGAACTCTTTGAGGCGCTTAAGGCCGAATATCCGGACCTAACGCCACTATCAGCGACCGACCGGGTAGATGGGGTCACAGGAGACGCTTTCATCGAGCTTAAATGCCGTCGGACGCATTACGACCGTCTAATGATCGAGAAGCACAAGTGGGATTACTTGGCTGATATAAGGGCTAGAACGGCCTCTAGGACGCTTTATATCAACGCAACGCCAAAAGGTATCTACGAGTTCGACTTAGGGGCTATAAACGA